CGGCAATTCAAACCGACCACAACACACTGTCCGACAAATTGGACACAGAAATCACGCAACGCACCAACGCTGATGTAGGTTTGGCAGATAAGATCACCGCCGAAACCAAAGCGAGGGAAAGTGCGGATAGTTCGTTAAGCAGTCGCATAAACAACGAAGTGACAATACGACAGGCGGCGGATAACGAACTGCAACGTAATATAGACAGTGAAACCACCGAAAGACAGACGGCGGATACCAATATTTCAAATTCGGTGAAAGCCGAAGAATCAGCAAGAAAAAGCGCTGACAAAGAATTGAAAGCGCGTATTGATGAAATCAATGCGAACACCGAAACAACTATACTGTTTGGCGACAAAAAGCAACATACAGTAAAATTTGTTGCACCGAGTAAGCCTACACTATATTTTGACGGACAACAAGAATATGATGGCGAGGGTATGACGGTTGATATTACGCTGAAAGACGCGTTTTACATTGACGGGAAACAGATTGCCGGAACATTTTCGGAACTGTGTATAAATGTACCGATAGACGGCATTTATATCGTTGTTTATTATGATTTTATTAAAAATACGTGTAGTATATCCCGAAGTTCTACATCTGTACCGTCGGCAATTTCGGGTGATGTATGGACATTTACATTGTATCATATTGACGATATAAATTTAGAAATGAAGATAGACAGCGAATCGCCGACAGGGGAAAGATATGAGTTTATATCGGCGGCGATTGATTATGTCATAGAAAACGAAAATGCCACAGGCGACAGTTATTTCATAACCAATACATACGAACGTGTTCGTACATTGGCAGATTTGGCAACTGTCAATAAAAATTCATTTATTGACGCTGTAAATGAAAATGCAAAAAATATTACAGACATTGCAAAACATCAAATATTTGTCGTGTGCGACGGCGACCACGACGAATTAAAGTTACAGGCGGCGATAGATAGTGCGCCGTATAAAAGTATTATATATCCTGTAGGTGAATTGTGCGTTATTACAAATGCAAATATGAAGTCGGGTTACGGAATGACGGGAACTAATAACGGTGTGGCAATTCCGTTGAAAGGCGGAATGACGTTAGACGGTTCGATGTGCGATACAATTATGTTCAAAAACACAAATCCTGTCGCAAAACAATATGTTTTTCATCTGCCGGAAGGCGCTAAAATGCAAAATGTAAAATTTACAGAGGACACGGACACAGTAACGGCGGACACAGTAAATCCGACAGTATTATCAGCGCAAAGTAGTTCACAGATAATATCCTGTACATTCTATGATATATTTGGTACACATCAATTTGGTGTATCAACGTTTGAAATGAGCAACGTTCTGTTTTTGAACAACGTCATAGATACGTTCGCAGGTGCACCGGCAAATAATTTGACATACGAAATAAAAATCGCAGACAATTCGTTTGTTATGGGTAACAAATTTTTGAATTTCACGCAAAAAGAACAATCGTTAGGATATATGCTACAGGCGTCAACCGTTATATTTGTAAACAATTATATGTCCGGTTTTACAAATTGCAGTATTGATATAGGCAAAAAAATAGTAGGCAATATATTTAAAACGTTTACTGATTGCAGTATCGATATAAATGGCGAAATTTCGGACAATGAATTTGCAGCAATTACACAGAACACAAAAACACCGTTTATATACACCAAGGGGATTACATTAATCAGCGGAAACAGAATGCCTGTTATAAAAATTAATTCCGAATATATCGATTTTATCGAATGCGGAAATTATGCCGTTATATGCGGAAATTATATGCACATTTCCGCAGGCCCTACGTCGGGACAGTGTAATCTAATATCAGCCAGCAGTCAGACGCTGATAGCAGATAATATATTTAGGACAACGGCGTCTGTAACGGCAAATGCAGATTTTTCAATTATATACAGCGACGGTAAAACAGTAGTCAAAAATAACGTGACAAACGCAACATCAATCGGAACGTTCGGCGATACGTGCGTTGTTGACGGAAATGTGATAGGGTGGTGATATTATGTACAAATTTTATAGTAAAAACGGAACAGCACAATTTTATGAACGCGGTGTTGAAATTGACGGCACGGTGTACGGAATACATACCGACAGGGATATATTGCGTATAAAACGCAGTGTTGTAAATAACAAATTCGCCGAAACTGACGACAATTTCGATATGGACACAGAAATTGCAAAAATTCAGCATACGGACGTTACGTTTGAACAGCCTACGGCAGAACAGTTGGAGCAGATACAGGCGAAAACATTTGACAGTATGTCGGAATTAAAACAGCACGTTCAGTCTGTTATGAGTGGTGACGAAACAATGTCACAGGACGAAATCAATGCAATGCTGTTACTACAGATTGCAGAGTTAAAGGCAGGTGTCAGCAATGAATAAGGCATTGATAAAAAGATATTACAAAAAGGGGCTATATACCAAGAAACAGCTTGATGTATTTGTCAAAGCAGGTTTTATTACAGAAGCTGAGAAACAGGAGATTATGGAGGGTTAATTTATGGATAAGATTTTTAATTGGACAAGTACGGTTATTGGAATTGTAGGCGGTTTTTTCGCCGCAATATTCGGTCAATGGGATAGTATTTTATGGGCGCTGTTGGTGATAATGGTGCTGGATTATCTGACAGGTATTATCAAGGCAATCTACACAAAAACAATGTCGAGTGAGATTGGTTTTAAAGGACTGCTCAAAAAGATTACTATATTAATTATAGTAGCGTTATCAAACGTCCTGCAACAGATTACAGGCGATAACGTCGCAATTCGTGAAATTGTCATTATGTTTTACATAGCAAATGAGGGTATAAGCGTGTTGGAAAATGTGGCGGTAATTTACCCGCGAATGCCACAAAAGTTGAAAGATATATTGCTACAACTGCGCGGCGAAGATGATACGGAGGAATAAGTATGGATATTCAAATCAAACAGGGTCCGCAGTGTCACCCGTCCAACTGTTATACATATAGGAATGGCGAGATTAAATATATCGTCATTCATTTTACGTCAAATAACGGCGATACGGCATTGAACAACTGCAATTATTTCAGCGGTGCAAATCGTGGTGCGTCTGCACATTATTTTATCGGTGATGACGGAATATATCAATCTGTACCCGATAAATGGGCGGCGTGGGCGGTCGGTGGTACAAAAATTTACAAACACCCGTATTGCAGGAATATGAACAGTATTTCGATTGAAATGTGCAGTCGTATTGGTGCGGACGGTAAATACTATATTCGTGACGGGATTGTGGAACAGACGATTAAATTGACAAGATATTTAATGAATAAATACAATGTTCCGGTAGAAAACGTATTGCGCCATTATGATGTGTGGGATAAAAAGTGTCCTGAGCCGTTTGTACGTCAGCCGGAGCTATGGGAAGATTTTAAAAGACGATTAACAGGAAGTGAGGATTTAACTATGTCACAATATACAGAATTAAAAGAATTAATCGAAAAACAGGCGGCAGAAATTGCCGATTTAAAAAACATCAACAAACAGTTGGTGAATGTAGTTCAAACTACAATGGTATATGATTTCAATGATGACAATATGCCGTCGTGGGCGCGTCCTGCGGTGCAGGCGGCTATGGATTACGGTGCAATACAGGGTGATGAAAAAGGTTGTCTTGGACTGTCGTATAAAGACTTAAGGGCAATTTGTAGAGAATACAGATGTGGTATGTATGATAAGTAG